GTCCAGAGCAAACGCGGACCGGTACTTCTGAGTGTGCGCAAGGACTTCAACCCGTCGTCCGTACTCACCAAAGGCGAGGCCAACGTATTCCCGTCATGGGCGAATGTTGACCAGTGCTTTAGCCTGTACACCCTTTCGGCTTCAACCTGGGCATAATGATAATCTGACTTCGCGATGACAAACCTTGAGGCGATCAAAGCAACCATAGCAGGCTACCCCATAGCGGATAACACCTTCACGAAGGTACTTACCGACCGGGGCATCACCAGCACGGGTACATACGCTGGCAACTCGTCAGCAATGGAACTCGCGCAGGCCGATGTATATGTCATCCTGGCAACGGCGGCAAACGTTAGCGAGGGGCAGTATTCTGTTTCGGTCAATGACCGCGCATCACTGCTCAAGCTGGCCAACTCGCTGTACCAGAAATGGGGATACCCGATCGTGGGGGGCACAGCGCCGAAAGTCAAAGCCGTCAATCCATGGTAACCCAATATCCCGATACCGCAGTCTTTGCGATCCCCGGAACCCCGGCGCAGGATCTCGATGGAAACTGGTACGTACCCGATCCGACAACGCTGACCACCACCTGCCGTGCAGAATACAACAGCAAGCAGGGCACGGTGACCACGCGTGACGGACAGGTCGTCCAGTACGACTACACCGTCTACCAGCCGGTGCACACCACCGAGATTCTGCC